GGAACGCCACCATGCGGAGTTTGTGCAATAGGTGTACGTCGACCCGTAGCGGATGCGCTGCCGGGTCATCATTTTTTGGACAACGTCGACGGTCTGATAGCCATATTGGCTGATCGAAACCTCGCCCGAATATCCGGTGATATTCAACCGTGTGACGTTCGAATACTTGGGGAGCAAAAGGCCGTTCGTGATGCTCTGGTTCGGATCGAACGGCGAAAAGACATTGAGTTCTGACAATCCGACATTGGCGTCAGAAAAGCGAATGCCTTCCTCGACTTTTGCCAATAGATCGACGTTCGTCGTGTCCGTCTCGTCTGTCGTCAAAAAGCGGTCGGCACCATAGGCCGCATGGGTATCGGGGATCTCGGCCGCCTCTTTCAAGCGCGCGACGTCGGCAAAAAGATTGAACAGATCGCGATTGTTCGCGACGCCCGCGACTTGGTTCGCGAGGTTCGTAATATCCGACGCAATGGTCGTAATACGCGGCTCGGTGATCTCTTTCCAATCAATGATGATCTTGAGTTGTTCGGCAAGGTCCGAGAGACGCGGGAGCCGGTTCTCGAGCACCATTTCGACGGACTCGATTCCGTTCGGACTGAGCGTCACGATTGCGAACGCGCATTCGGTGTCGGCAATCGGCGGGAGCTGCGGATCTGGACTTTCAACGCCCGCGCGCGGCGCGACGTTGGCAACCCGGCGGCTTTCCATCGGAACGGATTTCGGCTGCGTCTCGCCCGTGTCGACGTTAATCAGGAAGTCGCGGCCCTCGACCTGCAATTCGCCGGTTTCGCTCGCCCACGTGACGAGAACGACCTTCTTTTTCGTGACGGTCGGCAAATAGCTGAAAAGCTGCGTTTTCACCGCGTCGAGCGCGACGTGAACGGCGCCGTTGTAGTACAGCCGACCCGGCTGCGACGTGACTTCCGTCGTTCCGGTCGCCGTCGAATCGAACCCGGCATAAGCCTTGTGATCTTCGATAGCATCGAAAACGAGATCGTCGAACGACTCGCGCACATAGGCTTGCAGGTTGTTATGGTCCGCGGCCTGTTGTTCCTGATTGTCGCGGAAATTTACTTGGCGCTGCATAGGATTCTCTCTCCTTTTAAGATCGGGTGTATTGTCCGAGCACGAGGTCATTGCCCAGAAAGAGCGGCGAGCCGATCTTGAGCGGACGGGAAACCTCGGTATCGATCAGCACCGTGTCGCGAAGGCTTTTCGCCGTCGCCGATGCTTTGATCGTGTTCAGCAAGTTTTCTTTGGGCGCTTTGTAAAAGTAGCCACCGATAAAGCGATCAGCCGCCCACTTCGGCCGCTTGCCCGGCACGACAACGCTGATTTCAGCGGTAAAGTTTGGGATGCCGAACCGCTCGTGTCCCATAAAGTTATGAGCGCCGCGACCGGCGAGAGGCTGATCGGGATCGCGCAGATAGACGACGTCGAAAACGCGATACTTCGCGCCGCTCGGCACAAAATACCGCTTGCCGTTGCGCGAGGCGCCGTTCGGAAGCGCCGGGAGCGGCTTCGGAGCGTCGCCGTCGAACGGTAAGCGATTGCTCGCGCCGATTGGCGTTCCGCAAATAACCGACCGCGGCGCAAAGCCTTTTTGACCGAGGCGAGCCGGGACGACATTAACCGGCGTCAACTTCGGAACGACCGGAAACCGATACAAAAGAGCCTCGACTGAGCTTGTCCGGTCGAGCGCAAGCGTCACGATGCGGCTTTCGGCGTCGCTCTTTCGAAAGAACCCGTTGCCGGTAAAGCTCGACGTGAAGATCGAACGGCGTGACTTCGCCGGGATCATCACTTGCTCGCCATTGTCGGAGATCGCGGACCATTGCAATTCTTGTGTCAACGGGCCGTAAACATAGAGCGCGCGCGTCGTGTGCTTCGTACCGACGTCGACTTCACTCGCGAAGCAATCCGGCTTGCCCGATTGATCGCAGAAAAATTTGCCGTGCTTGCCACGCCAGAACGCGCGGAACCCGGCATTGCCGCTGCGGCGATAGGGAAACAACCGGATCTGCGGAAGTTTCTCGAGAAAGGCCTCGCGTTCGACGGCGGACGTCGACGCACCGAGGAAATTTTTCGCAGGCGGTCGGATTGCGCGATAAAGTTCCGACCCGGCGAGTTCGATATAAGCGCGTTGACCGGCGAGCGTGCCTTTGATGCGCTTCAATTCGAAAGCGTTTTTAATAACCCAACGCTTTTTTGCTTCCGGCCAACTGTCGATCCAAAAATCGACGCCGAGCGCCCAAGCGAGCCAAGGCAAGAGGTCCGCAGGGCACGTATCCCAACGCCACAGATCGCGCAGCGGCGCCGGGATCTCGCCGATGCGGCCCGTCGTAGCTGCGAGAGCTTTTTCGAATGGCGTCGACGTCTCGGGCAGCAAATGAACCGAACGCGGAATGTCGGTCATTGCGCGGCCTCGCTCGTGATCGTGATCGTTCCCGGCTCGGGGTATCCGCCATCGGCCGGGTCAATGTCGGCGAGCGGGGATGCAAGGCGGACCTTTTCGACGCCGCCGACGCTCAAAGCGGCCGTGATGCCCGAAACGGTCGCGCGCACGCCGATTTTGCGACGCTCTGCGAGATACTTGTTCAGGGCGGTTTGCGCGTTCTGGACGACAACAGACGGCGATGGGCCCCGGCCGATCTCGAGCACGGCCTCGACGTTAAACGCGACCGGCGTTGCGGCGAGCACCGCGACGTCGTCGGTCAAAGGGCCGATGTTTTCTTTCGCGAGCCGCGTCCGCACCGCTTGAAGCACGGTCGCAACGTCGGAACCGGCGCGCGGTATGATATAAACGTGAACTTGAACACGGCCCAAGGTGTCGAAGTATTTGACCGCGTCGGCGTCGAGGACGTCGGACGTCGCCGAGAGCGCGTGAAAGATATATGCGCCTCGAGGACCGGCAGAGCTAAAGCCTTCGGGCGCAATTTGCGTTCGAAAACGCAAGGCCTCGTCGTTTGTCTCGCCGGTCTGCCGAATAACTCCATAGAGGGCGCTTAAATGCTCGAGGTCGCCGCCGGTCGACTCTGAAAGCATAACCGCACGCGCCGCATCGTTAACTCGCGCGCGCAACTGGACCTCGCGATAGGCGACGACCTCGAGGACCTTCACAACCGGATCGCTTTCGAGGGTGCCGACGTTGAAATCAGGCCAACGCTCGACGAGGTCCGCCTTTAATTGCGCGAGAATGTCCTCGAATGGCAGGACTTGAACGACCGGCGGCGGTCCGAGCGCCGAGAGATTGATCGCGGTAGCGGCATAGCGTGTCATTGCGGAATCCATCCGTCGTCGACGAGCATCAAAGTGACTGATCTGTCGGGAATGGCCGCGGGCGTCTTATCGCCGAGATGCCCTCGCGGCAGATATTTCCCGTCGAGCCGAAGCGTTGCGGAGCCGTCGCGGTCGGCCGACGTAAAAGAGACGTTGTCGAGTTCGAAACGCGGTTCCCAAAGGTCGAGCGCGTCCGCCGTCTCGACATAGAACCGGATCAGCGTCGCGTCCGTCATCGGTTTGTCGATCAAGATCGGATCATCAGAACCGTAGTCGCGGCGCATGACGCGCGTCAGCTTGTACGTCGTGAGAATGTCGGCAATGGACTGGCAGACGTGTGCCCAATCTTTGAGGACTCGGCCCGTCCGCCGGTCCATGCCGATGGAGTCCGCCACCGTTAGGCCTTCGCGGAATCGGCCGGCGCCTTAGCGACGGCGAGCTTGATCGAATGCGCTTCGTATTTCACCTGCTCGGGAAAAAAGCGGTCGGTCTGTCCCTTCTTGTAGAAGCGGTTATCGAACCAACGATCCTCGCTGAATTCGTAAAGTCGCTTTTCGGGCTTCGGCGTTGGCGCGGGCGTGACTGATCTCGGCATTTGATGCTCCTGTTAGACTGCGTAAACTTTCGTCGCGGACGTCTCGGCAATATCGTTCGCGCTATCAATGTCGCCCTTGCGGTGAACGAGTTGACCGCCTTCGCCGCCAAGATGCGTTTCGCCATCGAGAATGATTTTTCCCGATTTCAAGCGGATCTCGCCGCCCGTGATGAGCAGGCGCGTGTCGCCAATCTGAATGACGCCCTCGGCTTCTTTGTCGTGCGGGCGCGCGTTCTGATTGGATGGCGCCGAAAAATCGATCATTGCGTCGGTTATGTCGCCCGAGTGCGACTCGAGACGCACTTGCTCGCCTTTGCCCGGCGGAAAGTGCGTTTTGATCGGCCCCATAGCGACCTCTTTCCAAGGCACCCAAGGCGATAAGAACGGCTTGCCGGACTTGTCGTCGACGTCCAATTGAACGCGCGCGAGGCCCTTCTTTGCGTCAACGTCCGAGATCTTGCCCCACCATTCACGAAATTCGGTGCGGCGCTCGAGTTCTTCGATCCGGTGCCGATGATCTGCGAAAATGTCGGCGAGCGTGTTCATTGGCGACCCAATGGAACGTAATCGATCGGTGTTTCGGCCGTGTCGTCGATGGTCGTTTTGACCGGGTCGACGAACGGCGGACTATCCGGTGCGATAGCCGGAAGCGGGCCAAGTTTGAGCGCCGCGCCGGTTTCCTTCGCGAGCCCGTAGGCGGCGCGGATCTTATCGAATTCCGTCCAATCGACCGCCTCGCCTGTCGCAAGCGCGATAAACAGATCTCTTTGCGTCGATAGCTCGCTATCGCTTTGCATGAGGTCGACGAATTGGCGCCAAAGGCCGGACACGTTTTCACCGGGACGCGGCTCCGGCGCGAGGTCGACCGTAAGAACGATCTGGCGACCGGCAAACCGCACGCCTTTTCGGGCTGATGATCCGCGGGCGGACTTCTGCGACTTGATCTCACGAACGAGACGCCGCCACATCTCGGCCCAAGCGTTGTCGGGATCGGAAAGAGCATTGCGAATTTGACGTTCGATGACGTCAATTGTGAATTCGAGGCCTGCGTCGGTCGGCGGGATCGCCCAATCGCTGCCGGGGCCGGGCTTCATCCGCGTTGTTACCGCCGTTTCGATGGTCAAATCGACATACGTGCAACGGCCAAAAAGGCTCGTTTCCTCGTTCGCGACGTCGGGATCGGTGTCGCTTTCATCGGTGTAGACGACGACAAACGGCGCCGTTTCGCCTTCGATTGTCTCGTCGATTGGAGCGATTTCGCTATCGCGCACCATGTTTCCGGCAAAAGTTTTGCCGCGAAGCGCTTTGACGGTCGCGATTCTGAGGGCGAGGCGGGAAAGGCTCATGTTCTACTCGAGGATTGCAAGCATGATGACGAGCCGACCCGGATTTTGCGGGTCGATCCAATCGATTTTGAATTTCAGATTATTGTCGACGGCCTCGACGGCATCGTTTTTGCGAATGTCGTAGCCGGACGGCAGTTGGCTCTTATCGATCTCGAGAATTGAGGGCGACAATCGGATGCGCGCGTTTCGAATGTGGCGCGTGTCGCCTCCGATATGGTCCTCGTCTCGGTCGATATACAAAAGCCCGACCGTTTCGATGATCGGGCGTGAGTTGTCCCGCGCGTCGGCGACGTAATCGCCTGAGAGCATCGGCGTGATTTTTATCGCCTCGCTCATAACGCGGTCGACCGCCCGGTCCACACGGCCCAGGCGGTCTTTCCAACGATCTACCATAGCGGCGCCGCTTAGCCCTTTACGGCCTTGCGAA